ACTTTGCCAGCCTTTTTGTATTACGTTTATGCCCTTCAATATCGCGGCAACAAGAGCAACCTTCCGACCTCATATAGTCGGCAATTAAGTTTCTAACATGGTTTAAACTAACGGTTTTCATCGTTTCCCCTCCTCTTTATTTAATAAGTTGATCATCTGTTAATTAATCTTTGGATATACCCGTTCAAAATCAGATTTTCGGAAATATGTTGATTTTTGATTCCAATTTTTAACCGGGTGGATACGGTATAATTCCCAGCAGTCAATTTTCACTTGCGTGTATGTGTCAACAACGGCGGAGCGTACCCCGTAATTTTTCATTGTATCGCCAAAAAATCTCAGTGAGTCACGTTCAAAAAAATAAATTCCAGTTGCTTGTACTTTTTCTTTTAGCTCGTATTTTGTCATGGTGTAGCCTCCCTTTTAAAAAGTTATATTAATTTAATTCCTGAAAATCATTGCATTCTATATCAAACCCAGCATTGAAACTT